ATACAGCGATTACTACATGGGGTGTTTTCTTGGAAGAAGAGAGCAGTTCATACAATATTATATTGTTAAATAGCATAAAACAGCGTATGGAGTTCCCAGAGCTTAAACAGCTTGCAATGGATGAATACATGGACTGGGAGCCAGATTCGTTTATAGTTGAGAAAAAGAGTTCTGGGGTAGCCTTGTACCAAGAAATGCGACGTATGGGCCTACCCATATCAGAGTATACCCCGCATCGGGGGTCTGGGGATAAAACGGCACGCCTCAACTCTGTAGCGGACATAATAGCGTCCGAACTTGTATGGGTGCCGCAGACACGGTGGGCAGAAGAAGTAGTGGAAGAGATTGCAGGATTCCCATTTATGAGTAATGATGACCTCGTGGACTCGACGGTTATGGCTCTAATGCGGTTTCGACAAGGCGGCTTTATCCGACTGCCCACTGATGAACCAGAAGAACCACGGTACTGGAGACGGCGCAGCGGTGGATATTATTAAGAGGTAAGCTATGGCTATTGAAAAAGGAATATTCTCCGCCCCGCTCGGGATGGATGATGACTTAACCGACGTTGAGGAGATGGAGATTCCCGAAGTGGAGATCGAAATCATTGATCCTGCGGCTGTAACCTTATCTGACGGTGGTATGGAAGTAACCATTATCCCCGGAACCGAAGCAGACTTTACTGAGTTTGGTGCCAATCTGGCAGAGATTATGGACGAAAGTGACCTATCGGCCTTGTCAGATGAACTTATGGGGCAGGTACAAACGGACATCGACAGCCGCAAAGACTGGGCAGATACCTTCGTCAAAGGCTTGGATGTGCTGGGGTTCAAATATGAAGAACGCACAGACCCGTGGGAAGGCGCGTGTGGCGTGTTCTCTACTATACTTGCTGAAGCGGCAATCCGGTTCCAAGCTGAAACAATGTCCGAAACGTTCCCTGCAGCGGGGCCAGTAAAGACAAAAATCCTTGGCGAAGAGACCAAAGAGAAGGAAGAAGCCGCTGCCCGTGTAAAAGCGGACATGAATTACGAGTTGACGGAGCGTATGGTAGAGTATCGCCCCGAACATGAACGGATGCTGTACAGCCTTGGTTTGGCTGGGTCGGCGTTCAAAAAAGTCTATTTCGACCCTAATCTAGGTCGTCAGGCTGCTATCTACATATCTGCAGAAGATGTCATTGTACCATACGGTGCGTCTAATATTGAAGCTGCAGAACGTGTTACGCACATCATGCGTAAGACAAAGAATGATCTAAAGAAGCTACAGGCTGCTGGGTTCTATAGGGATATTGACCTTGGTGAACCAGAAGCATTTCACACTGACATAGAAGAGAAAAAAGCGGAAGAAGGCGGTTATTCGTTGACCAATGATGACCGCTACGCTGTCTATGAAATCCACGCGGACCTTCTGATTGAAGGCATAGATGATGACGATGAGATTGCTCGTCCCTACGTCGTCACCATTGAGCGTGGTAGTGGCGAAGTGTTGGCGGTCCGTAGGAACTACGAGGAGGGTGACTCCCTGACCCTCAAGCGCCAACACTTCGTCCATTATGTATATGTGCCGGGGTTTGGCTTCTATGGCCTTGGGCTTATACATATTATTGGCGGTTACGCCAAAGCAGGGACTTCCTTGATACGTCAGTTGGTCGATGCGGGTACGCTCTCTAACCTCCCAGGCGGGCTAAAATCGCGTGGACTGCGTATCAAGGGAGACGATACACCGATAGAACCGGGTGAGTTTAAGGATGTAGACGTGCCGTCTGGTAGCATCCGTGACAATATTATGCCTCTCCCGTACAAGGAACCTAGCCAAACCCTTCTTGCCTTACTGAATCAAATTACGAACGAAGGACGTAGGCTAGGCGCTATTAGTGACATGAACATCTCGGATATGTCTGCTAACGCCCCCGTTGGAACTACACTCGCCCTACTAGAACGTACGTTGAAGCCTATGGCTGCAGTACAGGCGCGTGTACACTATGCGATGAAGCAAGAGTTTAAGCTGCTCAAGGCTATCATGGCAGAGTATGCGCCCACAGAGTACGCGTACGAGCCGCTGAGAGGCGAAGTGACCGCCAAGCAGGCAGACTACATGATGGTCGATGTGATCCCTGTGAGTGATCCTAACAGCTCTACGATGGCACAACGGGTGGTACAGTACCAAGCTGTACTACAAATGGCACAACAGGCACCGCAGATTTATGACCTGCCGCAGCTACACCGTCAGATGATAGAGGTGCTAGGGGTCAAGAATGCGGATAAACTCGTACCTACAAAGGACGATGCGAAACCTACAGACCCAATCAGCGAGAACATGGATGCACTTGTCGGCAAGCCGATGAAGGCGTTTATCTATCAGGACCACGAAGCGCATATCGCTACGCATACATCGTTTATGCAAGACCCTATGATGGCGCAGATGATTGGGCAAAACCCACAGGCAAAACAGATTATGGCGTCTTTACAGGCCCATATTGCCGAACACCTCGGGTTCTCATACAGACAAAAAATCGAAGAGAAACTGGGTGCACCACTACCCGCTCCGAATGAAGAGCTGCCAGAGGACATCGAAGTTCAACTGTCACGTTTGGTTGCAGATGCAGGCAAGCAACTTACACAGGCAAATCAGCAGCAGGCCGCACAGCAGAAAGCGCAGCAACAGCAGCAAGACCCAATCATTCAGATGAAACAGGCAGAGCTGCAGATCAAACAGCAAGAGCAGCAGCGTAAGATGGCTAAAGACCAAGCGGATGCGCAAATTAAACAAGGTGAACTAAAACAGAAACAGCAGAAGATGATGGTTGATGCTAAGATCGCATCAGAACAGATCAACATCGACAAAGCTGAACTCGCCATAGATGCGAAACGCCAAGGCGTCAAAGATGCTACAGCGAAGCGCATTGAAGATAACAAGGTCGAACTAGAACTTGCCCGTATGGCGCAGGCTAACCAGAAACCAAAACAGGAGAAGTAACGCCTAATGGCTAAAACCGTCTTTGACGTGCTGAAAGATAGAATCAACGACGATATATCGTCTGCACAGAGTTTCCTAACCGCAGGATCGCCTAAAGATTATGCGAATTACAGGGAAGTTGTTGGCTTAATTCGAGGTCTCGAAGCCACCAAATCTTACATTGAAGACCTTGCGAAAAACTATATGGATGACGATTATGACTGAAGCAGCAGTTAAAATCAGCGATGCTGAGTTGGAGTTACAACTCCCAAGACCCGTAGGCTACCGTGTACTCGTAGCACTACCGCAACCAGAAGAAACGTACGAAGGTACAAGCATCTTGAAGACCGATACGGAACGGTCCCGAGATCACATTATGTCAATCATTGGCCTTGTTGTAGAACTAGGTGACCAAGCATATGGGGACGAGGAACGGTTTCCGACTGGACCTTGGTGTAAAGAAGGTGATTACGTTATGTTCCGTATGAATTCAGGTACACGTTTTACAATAGGTGGTATAGAGTATCGGTTAATGAACGATGATTCTATCGAAGCTGTTGTAGCTGACCCAACAGGTATTCAGAGGGCATAATCATGGCATTCCAAAAAGTAGAATTTGAGTTCCCAGAAACTGAGGACGAGAACGTAGATGTTGAAAAAACTAGCGCCGTCGAAATTGACGTTACAGGTAAAAAAACTGCAGACGACTTTGCAGCGGAAGCGGAACCAGTTAAAGGACCAGAGCCTAAAGCTGAGAGCAAAGCGGATAGTGCTGATGATGATTTTGAAATTGAAGTGGTTGACGATACGCCAAAAGCTGATCGCAATCGTAAGCCGTCAGAGCCGCCCGAAGACGTAACCGAAGAAGAACTTGAGAAGTATTCAGAGCAAGTTCAGAAACGGATCAAGCACTTTACTAAAGGTTACCACGACGAACGCAGGGCAAAAGAAGAAGCGTTGCGTGCTCGTGAAGAGCTAGAACGTCTATCCCAGCAACTTATCGAAGAGAATAAGAAGCTGAAAGGCAATGTTAACAAGAATCAAACGGCGTTGCTTGAACAAGCAAAGAAAAATGCAGCCATTGAAACAGAATCCGCCAAACGTGCATATAAAGAAGCGTATGAGTCTGGTGATTCAGAGGCTGTGCTTGAAGCGCAAGAAAAGTTAACAACTGCTAAGTTAAAGGCCGATAGGCTAGCAAACTTCAAATTGCCTGCTTTACAGGAAGAAGAAACTCCTGTAGCATTACAACCAGAACCCGCCCCGGCAGTACAAGTCGATGAACGGGCCGCAGCTTGGCAGCAAGCCAATCCGTGGTTTGGACCCGACGACGAGATGACAAGTTTAGCGCTGGGGTTGCACAGTAAACTTGTCAAACAGGGCGTAAGCCCGCAAAGTGATGAATACTACGAGACGATTGATGCTCGTATGCGCCAAGTATTCCCCGAGCAGTTCGAGGATGCTGAACCAAAGCGAAAGACACAGGTGGTCGCACCCGCAACGCGGAGCACAGCCCCTAAGAAGGTAACTTTGACCAAAACCCAAGTTCAACTCGCTAAAAGGTTGGGGTTAACTCCTCAACAATACGCCAAACAGGTTGCATTAGATATGAGGAAACAAAATGGCTGAGAATCGGATTGACCGTGAATTAGAAACCCGCGAACGTGCAGTTCGTAAAAAGGCTTGGTCGCGCCCCGAGGTATTACCCTCACCTAACCCCGAGCCGGGATATGAGTTTCACTGGGTTCGTGTAAGTACACAGGGTCTGGTTGATGCCACAAACGTTTCTTCAAAACTTCGTGAAGGTTGGGAGCCTGTAAAGGCATCGGATCATCCAGAGATTACTATTGTTGCGATTGAGCAAGAACGCTTCAAAGACAACGTGGTTATTGGTGGATTGATGCTGTGTAAAGCTCCAAAAGAGATGGTTGAAGACCGTAACACGTACTACAACGATCAAGCACAAGCGCAGATGCGCTCCGTGGACAACAACCTTATGCGTGAAAACGACCCTCGTATGCCGTTGTTTAATGAACGTAAGACGAAGGTCACTTTTGGTAACGGAACTTAATAGGAGCTTAGAATGGCTTATCCTACTGTAAGTGGTCCTTATGGACTCGTTCCGGTAAAATTGTTGAGCGGCTCTCCTTTCGTGGGCGTAACTCGTCACTTCAAAATTGCAAGTGGCTATGGTACGGCTATCTTTTATGGGGACGCGGTGACACTGGTTACCGGAGGCACTGTCGAACGTGATGCGTACGACGCTGCTATGACACCTGTGGGTGTCTTCCTTGGTTGCACATATACTGACCCTAACCTTGGCTATAAGGTATGGCGTCAATCGTATCCTGCAAGCACTGTAGCAGATGACATCGAAGCATTTGTTGCAGATGGCACTGATATACTGTTCAAAGCCGCTGTTTTGTCATCTGGCACAACAATCGGTGATCTTGCACAGACAGATATTGGTGCAAACGTAGCGGGTGTAGACAACACTGGTGATTCTACTTCGGGTAACTCTCGCGGTGGTATTTCAGATACGTCTGCAACTACAAATACTCTGCCGTTCCGCATTGTCGGTTTGGTCGAGGAAACCAAAAACAGCTCGGGTGGTTACACTGAGGCTTACGTTAAATGGAACGCAGGTCACCAGTATAACAACACGACTGGCGTATAAGGAGGAGTAGACAATGGCTATTTCACGCGCCCAGTTACTTAAAGAACTCCTTCCCGGCCTGAACGCTCTGTTCGGAATGGAGTACGCTAAATACGGCGAAGAACACGCCGAGATTTACGAAACTGAGACCTCAGATCGTTCATTCGAAGAGGAAACTAAATTATCCGGCTTTTCAGCGGCACCAGTTAAAAACGAAGGTGCAGCTATTGAGTACGATAATGCACAAGAAGCGTGGACTGCACGTTACACACACGAAACCGTTGCAATGGGTTTCAGCATCACAGAAGAAGCAATCGAGGACAACCTCTACGATTCTCTGTCTGCTCGTTACACAAAAGCATTGGCTCGTGCGATGGCTTACACCAAACAGGTTAAAGCTGCGTCAGTTCTTAACAACGCTTTTGCAGCAGGCACCACATATGGTGACGGTAAATCTTTGTGTGCTACCGACCACCCATTGGTATCTGGTGGAACCAACTCAAACCGCCCAGCGGTAGCATCTGACCTTAACGAAACCTCTCTTGAGGCGGCAGTTATTCAGATCGCGGGTTGGACAGACGAACGTGGTTTGCTAATCGCATCACAGCCACGCAAGTTGATTATCCCACCAGCACTGCAGTTTGTGGCAACTCGTCTCCTAGAGACAGAAGGTCGTGTCGGTACAGCCGATAACGATTTGAACGCACTACGCAACAACGGATCAATTCCTGAAGGCTATGCGGTCAACCACTATCTGACAGACACCAATGCTTGGTTCTTGATGACAGACGTGCCAAACGGTCTTAAGCACTTCACTCGTGCGCCTATGGCGACTTCGATGGATGCTGACTTTGATACAGGCAACAGCCGCTACAAAGCCCGTGAGCGTTACAGCTTCGGTGTATCTGACCCACTAGGCATCTTCGGTTCACCCGGAGCGTAAGTTAGGTCATACAGACAAAGTTAGGGGTCGCTTCGGTGGCCCCTTTCTTTTTGTTTAGTTGTGTGTTATATCGAGGTAATCCCTGACAGTCGCATGGTGCGGCTGACAATAGCCAAGACAGGAGATTCACATGGCTACTACAACTTTTTCCGGTCCTATTAAGGCCGGGTCTGTCCGTGAAGGCGCATCTGCCAACGTAGGTTTCGTTTTAATGGCGCAAAGCGCAAACGTAGTTTTTGGTGCAGACGGCACT